ACTGAATTACCAATACGCCAGCCAGTATCTTTCAGTTGCTTGACGGATTCATTCTGTCCATTCCATCTAATCGGAAAGTTGTCTTTAAAAACTTTAGACGCTGCTTCGAATAGAGGATATCCTTTTTGAAACAGATCTGGATTTGCGGCACTCCAAGCAGTTTCTCTGCAAAAAGGAATACGAGGATAGCGATCAAAATATCCAGCAGTTCCAGAATATACAGAATTACCATAAGATGTATCTGATATCAACTTGCGAACTTCTATTGCAGCCTGCTTTCTTTCTTTCCTAGATAATTGTCTAGTCGTTTCTACCCATTGTGTGAAATCAAATTCTGCAGTTTTCTTTACTATCCATATTGCTCCGCCTTTAATATTGCCACCACCAGCAGCACCACGACCTTCTAATGGTTCATTAGGCGTTTCACGTAGGATATCATCTAGCTGATCTGTTCCAGATGCAGATATTGGAGAACCCGCTAGAAAGTAATTGATGATTGCTTTTTCTAGCTTAGTGATCCATCTGCGTTTCCCATGTCCAGTATCAGTCGGCATTATCTGGAACTCATCACGATGAGTTCCTGCGGCAAGACCACGATTGTCAGATTGACTAGCACCTTCGCGCAATCCGATATATGCCGGATCAGTAATGCTCTTAGGAAATACGTTCTTACGAAACTTCAATAGACAATTATTCTCGTGTGGACTTTCACCTGGGCCCAAAGGCTTATACACATCGCAATCTTCATTAACAATATAATTGTATGCGTCGTGCTCTAGAAATTTACCTAATAGATGCTCACAGTCAATCTGCTCTGTCAATATTATCTGCTTTGTCATAATATAATTCCAATGTTATTGTGTATCTTTATGTATGTTCAATTTTAGAGTTCTGTATGGTATTGTGAAAATATTTTTTGCACCAATTGGGACTTTCGGAAATAGATCTTCAAGAACAAAAATAAAAACAACATCTTTATTTTTTCTTGCAAACCATTCTAGATAACGAATTCGACCAGCATTATCTTCTACTTGCGCACGAGTTTCTGGACCATAGTTTGCAGTTCCGGCAAACAGATTTGAGCAGGAAAAATGATTATCATTAATCAAAAAATCAAATCCTAGACATATGAGCACATTATAATTTTTTTCTATTGCGCGCTGCATAGCATACATCCCAGAATTATTTCTAGGATATCTGTTTCTGCCTGGATGCATATCTGCTGGTTCGTATTCTTCAGCTTTTGATCTAGGAAATAATGTATACTCTACAGGAAAATCAGAAGCACTGATCTCATCCATCATTCCCTGATCAACAGCAACCAACCAGTCTGGTTTGAATGTTCTATAGAGGGCATTACATCCAAATATCGGAGATACACCATTAATAGAACTTAGGTCAAAGTTTTTTCGACTCTCACCATTCCCTATGATGAAAGCTGTATTGTTGCTCATTTTTTCCAGTTTGCGGTTAGATTAGGAAATGCGGCTTTTACAGCATCCATCTTAACCTTTAGGCCGTGATTTTTCATACGAAGAACCAACTGCGCATCATGCACATCTAAAACCTCGAGCATTTGAATAAACATCTGTTCGCGTTTTAGATTCGATATCCTTCGTCCATCTGGTGAATCTACAAAGTAGATAAACTTTCGATGTTCAGCCACCAGGCGACCGTGTGCATCTGATCCTTCTGGCATTGGACGAAACGGAGGATCTGTTTCTGGAAGAAGGAATTTAACGCCGGGATCCATTCCATATCCAATGATAGCTTTCAACGCAGCGGATGCATATTTCTTTAGAAGTTTAGTCTGTGCTGCAGAAGTTTTTTGTTTCTCAATCTCATCAATAATTTCAGCCATACTTTTAGTCATATAAATCTCCACATTTCATTAATTAAAACCACTCTATTATTTATACATTAAAAATCGGAAATTGATTCTGTAAGACTTCCGAGACGATTCTGTATGAAGTAATTGAAGATCTTAGAACGATCATTACAATTTGCAGATTCAAATTCTGATATACATTGATTCTGTAAATCCTCTGGGATCATATCTAGATCAATGAGCATCTGATTTCGTTTATATCCACGGAGCATTTCTCCAGAACAAAATTGCTCAGGTTCCATACGAGACCACTCAGCAATCTTATCTCTACGCAGAGGTTTCTGTCGCTTATCTACTACAAATGTATCGTCATCCGAAATGAAATTTGGCACTCCGTCTGATCTATCTCCGAGCATAATATGCTCTTTACGAAAGCTCTCTGGATTATTGATTGCGATCATCTTCTTTTGAACAGGCGCATACTGATAAACATTACAGTATTTCTGAAGTTGTGCAAAGTCCTTATCACCAGAAAGAATCAAAATCTTATCTGTATTTGCGCCTAAGAATCTACCATACTTATGACAAATTGCGGCAATAACATCATCTGCTTCGCATCGGTCGATACGTATGACTTTGTATGGAAGATGGTCACGGATTTCGTCACGAATCTTATTGAGAGCCTCAAATAGTGTATTCCAGTCAAGACCAGATGAATCTCGTGATTTCTTTCGACTCGCTTTGTAGTGTGGAAATATACTCCTGCGCCAATAATTTTGAGCGTCACAGCATATAACCAATTCTCCGTATTCCTGATAGAATTTTGAACGATAGGATCGTAGAGAATTAAGGATCATGTGTCGCAGCATTTCTTCATCTGCGATGTTATCTTTCGTATATGAAAGATGCATCATCAGATTAGAAATCATCGTCTGATTCAAATCAACAAGTATCATATTAGTCCTATACCACTCGAAGAATTATTGAAAACGCATTTAGACGTCCAGTGCTTTTGATTGGTTTAGTCTTAATGGCATCAAAATATTTTGTGGCACCACGAGATGTTCCCATAACAATATTCTTAGAAACTTCTAATGGCTTTCTAATCTTCTTCGCTATGGAAGTTGTTTCATTAATGTTCTGCAATGTAGAACCTTTAATAGAGATACCATCAGCATCGTTTGAGAAATAATGATCAACACGACGAGTTTTCACATTGAAGATCCATGCCTCGGAAGCGCCGATAAGTTTCGTAGGCTCAATGCTAGTGAGCTTCAGATCTGCGTCACCTTTCATATACTTCAGTCGTTGAATCAATTGATCTGCGCTCTTGACTTTTTTCTTACGCGGTGCTTTGATTTTCTTCAGATGATCTGCCCACAATTTAGAATCATCAATTATCTTTTGATAGAAGTCGTGCAGCTTCTTAATCTCTCGCGGTTTGAAATTAGAATATCCTTCGTTCAGCTGCTCGTCTTTTCCACGAATAACTTCTTTGATCTCTTTAAGTTCTTTCATATAGATCTCAGCGATTCGCTTTGCGTATAGTGGTTTCACTGAGTTGCTCTTCAGAAACGCATAAGAATCAAATGGGATCTTACACTTAGATAGAACAAATTCGTCGATCTTATTATCAAATTCTGCTACAGTCTTATGAATTGCTTCTGTGGTTCTCTTTTGAATATCAATCGGCGCAACCTTCTGAACATCACGGCGCGTTGTGATTTTTTCTTTCCCCGATATGATTAATTTTTTGAATCGATCTTCGATATATTGTAGTTCTTTGGAACTCATAACATAGCCAGCAGCATTCATACGACACAACCACGCCAACGGACCATAAAGTTCTTGGTCATTGACGTGATTGATCATATCTATCTCTTTAGGCTTTTTGTTAAGGGTCTTGATATATGTTTCAACATATGATCGCGCATCTTTTTCTGAACACTGACTGTTATAGAAATTAAAGCAGCGAATGAGTTCTACATTTCTATTATTACCAAGATTCGATTTAGAATCCCAAATCTTTTCCACTCCGAACAATAGTCCTTCTGTGCCAGTAGGCGAAATTCTCTTGATGGTAGACGCATCACGTATTTGAGCTGTTTTCAATTTTTTATCCATATCTATATTTGTGATACCGGTAGATACATATATATCTATATTGTGATACCATTATACGCTCATTCAAAAGAATTGTCAAGGCTTTATTTTTTGCCCAAAATGCCTTCTAGAAGAGATGTCCACTGAGCAGCACGAAGATCCCAATTGTAGAAATTGTCAAAATAGATCTTTTGAAATCTCAACCTGGTCTGATTGGTTTCATCCCAGTGATTGCGGATCGCCATCAAAAGAACATTTGCGAACATATTTGCGTGATCGTTGTATTGTTCATGAAATGGATACATCGTAGCAAAATTTGCACAAGTTTCTGGCAACACAGAAAAATTCGGGCAGACAACTGCGCAGCCAGCAGACATCGCTTCAATCACTGAGATGCAAGATGTTTCAGGCCAGATATTCGGATACGCATAGATATGAGCTTTTTCCAGTGCTTTACGAACTACGTGATTTGGTTGGAAACCGTGGTAGTCGATGTTAGGGTGTT